TTATTGATGAGCCTATTTTTGAACATGATTTAAATAACATTATAAATAAACATCCTGAAGATGATAAAGTTTATAATATGATAGGTCAGCATGATATAAGACCTACTATTAACAAAAGAAAAATAAATATAAAACTATCACAAGAAACAATAGATAAATGTCAAAAATTAGAACAATTGCCATTATAGGATTATCAGAATCGGGCAAAACTACATTAGCAAAAGCATTAGCTAAAGAGCTTAATGCTAAACATTTAAACGCTGATGAAATTAGGCATGAATACAATGATTGGGATTTTTCTGAAGCAGGTCGATTAAGACAAGCGCATAGAATTAAAAACTTATCAGATAAACATAATTTAGTAGTATGCGATTTTATAGCGCCTAAAGCTATTCATAGGCATATTGTTAATGCTGACATATTGATTGGATGGATACTGTAAAGGAAAGTCAATATAAAGATACTGATAGTTTATTTGAGCCGCCTAATCAATATAATTTTAGAATTAAAGAGAAAAATGCAAATAAATATGTTAAAATAATCTGCAATTCTATAAGATAAGACCATCCGCATTGCGTCAGTTAGATGCTTGCGTTATTTACCTAGTGAGGAAAACATGGCTATCTTTAATAAAAATTCACTCCGTCAAGTATCGGGGTTTGATAATCAAATCATTGCAGGCGAGTTAGTTTATAACCAAGCTACTTATTGGAATTTAACTTTAACTGCAACTGGCACAGAGCTTCCAATAGATTTAACAGGCGCAACTATTAGCGCATCAATTATTCGTAGGCAATTATCTAATGTTCGAGATAGTCGTTATGGACTTACTTTTGACATTGCTGATTACTCACCACCACCTTCCGCAGTTACTCTTACCATTACTAATAAGGTTGATGCCGCAGGCACATTTACTTTAGTAATTGATGAAGGTGCATGGGGTGTTATAGCAAGCGATCCTCAATTAGATATTAATGCTGAAAACTGTGTAGGCTTTTCAGGTCGCATTAAAATTTCTTATCCTGCAAGTGGCTCAACACCTGCTCAAGATTTAATTATTTTCTTACTATTCCTAGTAAGATCAGACGGAGTGATAAACTAAAATGGCTATTATTAATGCATCAATTCAATCAGCGGCGGATGTAACTTTAACTGTTGATCGCGGAATTATTGGAACTTCAGGGGCATCAGGTTACTCCGGTTTTTCAGGTTATAGTGGGCTTGGTTTTTCGGGCGGATCAGGCGTTTCAGGCTATTCAGGTTATAGCGGTTTTTCAGGTTATAGCGGATCAGGTATTTCAGGATTTTCAGGTTATTCAGGATCAGGCACAAGTGGTTTTTCAGGCTTTAGCGGTCAAGCAGGCCCTCAAGGCGTATCAGGTTTTAGTGGAATTTCAGGTCAAGATGGTTTAAGCGGATTTAGTGGACAATCAGGTTTCAGCGGTTATTCAGGATCAGGTATCAGCGGTTATAGCGGTGCTACAGGCCCTCAAGGCATTAGCGGATTTAGTGGACAATCAGGTTTCAGCGGCCAATCCGGACAAAATGGAGCTAGTGGCATAAGTGGCTTTAGCGGATTTTCAGGATCAGGAATAAGTGGCTATAGTGGTTATAGCGGTGAAGCAGGGCCACAAGGTATTTCAGGATTTAGTGGTTATAGTGGACAAGATGGCCAATCAGGCTATAGTGGTTTTTCAGGCCAAAATGGTGCATCAGGAATTAGCGGCTTCAGCGGTTATAGTGGATCAGGCGTTAGTGGTTTTTCAGGATATAGTGGCGAAGCAGGGCCGCAAGGCATAAGTGGTTTTTCAGGAATCAGCGGATTTTCAGGCCAAGATGGTGCTAGCGGTATATCCGGTTTTTCAGGCTATAGTGGATCGGGTATTTCAGGTTATAGTGGCTATAGTGGCGAAGTTGGCGCATCAGGTGAATCAGGATATAGTGGCTGGTCAGGTCAGGTAGGTGCAAGCGGCTTCAGCGGATTCAGCGGCATATCAGGTTTTTCAGGATATAGCGGATCGGGAGTAAGTGGTTTTAGCGGTTATTCAGGCGAATCAGGATTTAGTGGAATCAATGGGTTAAGCGGATATTCAGGTCAAGATGGTCAATCAGGCTACTCCGGATTTAGCGGATTTAGTGGTCAGGTTGGTTTTTCAGGATTAAGTGGTTTCAGCGGATTCAGCGGGCAAGTAGGTGCATCAGGATTTTCAGGAATCAGCGGTGCATCAGGCTATTCAGGAATCAGCGGTTTCAGCGGAACTCCCGGATCATCATCAAGCTTTTTTGAATATCATGCTCATACAGGATCAACTTCAGGTTATCCAGGCGATGGTGCGATTAGCTGGAATAATGCAACTCAAGTGAGTGCAACGGCAGTTAATGTTTCACATCTTACAGAACAAAATGTTGATATTGATGTTTATTTAGCTTTATTAAAAGTTACAGAGCAATTTGTTATTCAAGATGCTAGTGCAAGTGCTAATCAACAAACTTGGGAAATTAATGGAACGCCTGTTCACTATAATGCAGGAACTTCTACATCATATTGGGCTTATCCTGTTACTTTAATTTCAAGCGCAGGCACAGGCACTACAGGTTTTGCTAATAATCATAATTTAATATTTGCTCTTGTTAATGGTGTGTCAGGATTCAGCGGCTATAGTGGTTTTAGTGGCTATAGTGGATTCAGCGGTGCATCAGGAATTAGCGGCTTCAGCGGTTATTCAGGCGAACAAGGCATTCAAGGAATTAGCGGATATTCAGGTTTTAGTGGCTATAGTGGCGAACAAGGTTCAAGCGGCTTCAGCGGTATCAATGGCGCTTCAGGAATATCAGGATTCAGCGGTGCTAATGGGGCTAGTGGAATTAGCGGCTTCAGCGGTTATTCAGGAAGCGGTATATCAGGCTTTTCAGGATTTTCAGGATATAGTGGCGTTCAAGCAAGTTTAGTTGGCAATTTAATTTATAATGCCTATACTGCAACTGCCGCTCAAACATCATTTACAACTACAAGCACTTATACCGCAGATAAGATTCAAATTTCAGTTAATGGGGTTATACTTGTTAATGGAACTGATTGCACAGTATCGGGCGGAACTACATTTACAACAACTGCATTAGCATTAAACGATAGGGTATTAGCAATATATCCAATTTAAAGGATTAATATGAATAAGATAACACAAGAAGTTTTGGACTACTTAAAAGAGTATGACAAAAATCAATATAGATTTTTACTTACAAATAATTACGAGCGAGCGGTTTTTCTAAAAGGCGATCCCGTCTATCCTAGAGAAGCCACTCGTTATCTATGGGCTAACCGCAATTTATTAGGCAAGAATATTCTTGAAATAGGTTGCTCCACAGGTTACGGCTATCAATTCCTTCCTAATGATGCAAACTATATAGGTTTAGATTACGATTCTCTTATTATAGAGGTCGCACGCGAACAGGAATGGGGCTTAAACGCATCTTTTACTAACGCCAATATAAATACCTATCCTTTAGCTCAATATGACACCATAATCGCTTTTGAGCTTATTGAGCATCTTGATAATGGATTAGAGATAGCTCAAATGCTAAAGAATCATTGCAGACGACTTCTTCTTACCACTCCGCATAATGAGCCTGTAGGATTTTGGGGCAAACACCATAAGCTTCATGGCTTAAATGAATCACACTTTCCTGACTTTCAATTCAATTATATTAATGAGCATGGTTATATTTCAGAAACTTTACCTGATATTAATGATGCCAATAAATTTAATCTTATGATTATGCGGTGGGATCGTGGATAAGGTTCTTTGCTCGGTAGCAACTCGCGGTCGTTATCAAACTACTTTACCTTTAACGCTTAACGCTATAATTAATCAGACAAAAAAAGTTGATAAGCTCATTATCTTTGATGACAATGATGAGCCACAAGATATGCGATCAGAGTTAGTGTATAGCTACTTTTTCCAAATGTTAGATATTAAAGGCATCCAATGGGAATGGTTATATGCTCACAAAAAAGGTCAGCATCATATTCATCAAATGGCTAACACTATGGGTTTTGATTGGGTATGGCGGGTTGATGATGATGCAATACCCGAACCCAATGTCTTACAAACTTTATTTAATTACACAAGCAAAAAAGTAGGCGCAGTAGGCGGCGCAATATTAACACCGCCATTACAATTTGAAAGCTTTAGGCCTACAGGCAAAATAGAAAATATAGATACAGAGCCTAATATTCAATGGTCATTTATTCATAAAGTAAAAGAAGTTGAGCATCTTCATTGTTCTTTTCTTTATCGAGCTGGGGTGCATGATTACAACACAGGGCTTTCAAGAGTAGCACATCGGGAAGAAACTTTATTTACTTATGGCTTATACCTAAAAGGGTATAAAATTCTTGCAGTTCCTAATGCAGTTAGTTGGCATCTTAAAAATCCTAATGGTGGTATTAGATCAGAAACAAATCAAAAACTATATGAGCAAGATGAATTAATATTTAGAAATACAATTGCTTATAAAGATAAAAAGATTGTGGTGCTAAACTGCGGCATGGGCGATCATATTGTATTTAGTCATGTAATGCCTGACATTACAAATGCGGAAGTATTTACTTGCTATCCTGACATAGTGCCTGGTCGTTCTATTGCTGAAGCTAAAGTTTTATTTGGTGATATAGAGCAATGGAATATTTATAGAAAAATGGCGCAATGGAAATGGACTGACAATTTAGAAAATGCTTATAGAAAAATGTATATATGATTATTATTAGTCCTTATTCTAAAGCTTTAAGAAGCGGTAAAACAAATGCAAAAAATTATCCTTATTGGAAGGAACTTATTAGACTAATTAAAGAACCAATAGTTCAAGTAGGTATAGATGGTGAAGAACAATTAGTCGATGATTTTAGAAAAAACTTATCACTAAAAGAACTTGAAAGCCTTGTGAATGAATGCAAAACATGGATAAGTTGCGATTCTTTTTTTCAACATTTTGGTTGGGATAAGAAAAAATATGGTATAGTATTGTGGTCGGTTTCTGATCCTTTGATATTTGGACACCCTGAAAATATTAATCTTATAAAGGATAGAAACAATTTGGTTCAAAACCAATTCCTATGGTGGGAACAAACGGAACATGATGCTAACAAATTTGTCAGTCCTGAAATAGTGATAGAAAGTTTGAATGCAAGATTTCCATGATACCATTGACGATCATTTCGATTTTCTACAAAATAAAACAATCAAAGATATTGGCGCTGATTACTTCGATGGTAAAAATTATTTGGTTATTTTACTATCTGATGGCTCTGTTGCTTATATATCTTGCGGCAACAATGATGGTAGCCTTTATTTGGCTATTGAAAAGCATCTTATCAATTAGTAGAAAGAAATGAAAATGAATATGGAAGAACATACAAAGCATTTATTAGATACAGTTTCGGGAATTACGGCTCTTGGTGCAGTAATGAAATTTTTACCAGCAATAGCGGCTTTATTATCAATAGTTTGGTATTGCATTAGAATTTATGAGTGGGCGCGTTTAAAAATTAAAAAATAAAACAATGCCTTTAAAAGACAAAAGCAATCGATGTCAGTATTTAAGAGATTGGAAGGCAATCAATCGCGAAAAGAATTTATTTCAACAAGCGCAACACCGAGCAAAAACTAAAGGTATTGCGTTTGATATAGAAGTATCAGACATAGTTATCCCTAAAATTTGTCCTATTCTTGGACTTCCCTTAAAAAAATCGGTTGATGGAAATAGAGATTTAAGTCCTAGCCTTGATAGAATAGATAATTCTAAAGGTTATACAAAAGGCAACATTCAAGTAATATCATCTAAAGCTAATACAATGAAACATAATGCTGATAAAGAAGATTTAATTAACTTTTCTAATTGGGTAAAGGAAAATTATGGCAAGTAAATATAGTGAAGCAGGTAAAGGTTCAACTAATAAACTTAAACAAAAAAACTTGTATGACGAGAATTACGAAAAGATTTGGGGCAATAAAAAGAATAAACTTTATGAAGAACGCTATTATGATTCCGATGAAACAACTTCATGGGATCAAGATAAGATTGATATGATTGGCCTTAATGATAATACAGGCGATCATTACATTAAATAAAAAAGGGGCATAAAGCCCCTTAATTATTGGTGGATAAGTTTTTCTGAAGAACGCTATTCACCTTATTTAAAATAACTATTTATTCATTACATACATAGTTACTTCAAAGCCAAAACGCATTTCTGTTGCTGAAGGTGTAGTCCACATAATAAGCTCCTAAAGTTATATAGAATTTTCATTCTATAAACTTATTGTTTCATATTGAGTGAAAACAAACCTCAAGAAAATCATTAAAATGGTAGGTCAGCTTTATCTGATCCATTTATTGAAGTTACTTCAGCTTTAGGTTGAGGTTCTCTCATTGTTACCCAGCCATCAAAATTGACAGGGATGCTTTCTATGAGAAGTGAAGTTCCACCTTGTTTATTGCTCATTGCAACGCCAACTTTAGTCCAGCGAGCTTTTGTTTCGCCAGCCGCATTTTGATACTCGCCTGTTTTAGCGATTAGATCATGGGTTATTGCCATTTTTAATTTCCTTTAAGTTATTAACGATAGTTTCTATATCAGACAAAAAGGCGATCACCGCATTTTGCATGGTTTGGATGTATTCATCATCTCGATAAATACGCTTTACGAATCCCTGTAAATGATCAGGCATATCAGGATCATAAGATACAAGGTCGCAAAATTCTCTTTTTTCATTTCCATTAGAGCCAGGCACGCAAGCTAATTGCCACATAACCTGATCATAATATTGGTCTAATTGTTTGCCACCTGTAAGAATATTGTCCAGGTGGTTTTCAGGATTGGGTATCTTAATTTCAATTAAAGAATTAGTAGCATCAACTAATCCGTCAGGCGAACATTGGCCACCTTCAATAGTAGGATGTTTAACAATGGCCACTTGATCCACAAAGACATTATGCTTAACTTCAAACCAAGAACGCGCCAACGGCTCAAGATCAATTCCTCGTTGCATTGCAGGCGTTTTATAAGTTTCTAATTTCTTGCCTGTTAGCCTTTCCCTGATCAATTCATTTTTATATTTTCTACGGGTTAAAGATTCGCCGCCTGATCTGCCTTCAGTTAAAAGATCAGCTATGCGGCTACCGCCTATGCGGCCTATTCTTAAAGCCATCCATTCGGGGCTTCCTTGTTCTATACCTCTTATTATTCTATCCATTTAAATTTAAGTTCCTATAAGTTACACCATCGTGCCATTGTTGATCGGTTGATTTTTCATAAAGTTGAATTACTTTTTCAGGATAAAGAAGCAAAGGTTTCTGATCCTTGAAACAAAAAGCATAAAGCAAGGGGCATTCCTTTGAATCAAACCATTCTAAAAAATTGGGTAGTAGCTTGATCTCGCTTGCTTTAATGTTAGCCGTTCCTTTAACCATTACTAATCCAGCCACACCTTTGTTATTAATATAAAAATCAGGAAGATTTCTAATTAACGGATTAATATTATAAAAGTTAGGAATCGGATCGTTCTTCTCATCAAAGCCTAATCTTCTATAAAAATATCCTTTTGATTGGCAATATGATTCAAATAATACTTCCGCTATATTAATGACATTATTTCTTTGTTTATAAGAATATGCGCCATTCATAGTTTAGAGCTTTGAATTCTGCCATATAAAGGGGCTAATAAGTATTTATCGCCCAGCTCTCTTTTAATAGCTTCTATTCTTGTTTTGCGGGCTTCTATAGCCATTAATTCTTGCGCGGAATAGGGTAGCGTCACTCCGTAAAAATTACTGTTTTTTGATCCTTCCATCATGAGCAATCCTTTTCTCTAGCTTCCATCATTGCATCAGCATAAGCATAGGCATTAATTTCAATCCATCCTGTCATAGCTCCGCCAGCATCAACAAGCCTTTTTTCTAATTTTGGATTTGATAAAAGACCTAGCATAGCTTGGGCCGCAAAGTAATCTCTTAATTCTATATTTTTCATAGCTCCGCCTTTCTTTTATCTTTAGCTTCAATAACTAATTTAGATAGAGTGCGATCATTCTTAACTTCACCCATAACAAAATTATAATTAGACTGTAGTTCTTCTAATGATTGTGATTGGCTAATTCTTTGTAAGTAATCGGCTGCATTAAGAACTGCGGATTGGCCATCATCATCGTCTGCATAAACCGCACATAGCGCTGATAAACTATATCGGCGAATGTAAGAAGTTGCTGATCCTAATCCTTGTGAATCTTGTTTTTGAATAGGGCAGACGGCAGTATCCTCAATCCATTCACCCGAGCTATGGAGTAACCTCGTTGTTAGATGGAGTTTATTGTCGTCTGATGGGCTTAATGATTGAAGAATTGCAATGCCATTATCATTGAGTGGTTTTTTAACCGCATCAATAACTGAATTTAAACTGGCAAATTTTGCTTTGTAATGAGGATTGTTAGCATCTTTAACGGCAAATCTAATTTCTTTTTGCGCGGATACTAAAGCTTCAGCTATCTGTTTGATGCTTTCGGATGTTTTCATCTTATCTTGTCCTAAAAAGTTTCGTTAAATTACATGCGAGATTGTATCATTATATGCCCATCTTGCAAAACTATCTCTTTCATAGTTTTCAGCTATGAATTTTGCTAGCCTTTTAATTTCCGCATCATAAACATCTTTAATGCGACCTAGCTTATCATCTTTAGAATCATAAATAATATTCTTTACTTGATTTTGAACTTCAACTTCATCATAAAAATCAGAAAAGACATCCACATTAAAAGCAATATGATATTCAATTAATTCTTGCAAAGATATATGAGGTTCTAAATCTAGGAAATCAGGATCAGGATTCATCATAGTTTGAATATGAATCTTGTGTTGCATCTCTCGTTGCTGGTCAGACATATTTGCCCCCGTAACTTGTTGATTTTTCGTCATATTACACCCCTTTTAAGAAATTGTCTAGTAAAGGTAATAAGACATAAAGCCATAAGCCAAAGTAAGCCCAAAAAGCAATTGCATAAACAATAAGTTTTTTATTTTGTGTTGTCATATTATTCCCCTATTTCAGATTTGTAAGGATCAATTTGTGTTTGCACATACTCGTAATTACCACTTTGCGAATTATGCTTGAGTTTTGAATTAGGTGCAACAAATTCGTATTTGTCGGCAGTCCAATTATATTTAAGCTTGGCTGATGCTGGCGCGTAGTTATATTTATCTTCAACCCAATTATAACGAAGCTTCGGTGATTCACCCCCGACCGCCATGATCGGGAGTGCTATTAATAGTGCGGTTAATATCTTCATTTTGATTCCTTATAAAGATTTAACAACATTTTTGAATCAGATAAAGATAATTTAAAACAACGGGAAATATCTAATGGAGTAGTAATTACATTGATTTTTTCGGCTCTTTGAATAACATCAAAAACCCAATTTTTTTTGTATTCTGCTTGTTTTGTCATTTTAGTTTCCTTTAAGTTTCGTTAAAAATGTGTTGCTAGGTGTTAATATATACCTACTAATAATTATTACAAGCTTTTTTGAAAATATTTTATGAAGAATAACGAACACCTGGCACAGACTTTGCTTATTAAATGGTTTAGGCTTCAATATCCATTAATGGCTAAATGTCTATGGGCTATTCCAAATGGGGGCGCTAGGCATATCGGAACGGCTATTAAACTTAAACAAGAGGGGGTAACGGCAGGGGTGGCCGATTTGTTCCTTATGATTCCAGCAAATGGCCTTCATGGGCTATTTTTAGAGATGAAAGCAGACAAAAGTGCAAAATTACAACAAAACCAAGAACAGTTCCTTACTTTAGCAGAATCAATGGGTTATGGTGCGGAAGTGGCTTATGGATTTGAGGAAGCTCAAAAAATAATACAAAAATACTTGCGCGAATCATAAAAACTGGTTAATAATAAAAAAGGACACGATAAGAGAAAGGGAACTAATTGCATTATTATCAACATAACATATCAGATTACAGGGCTGACACAGGCCACTTAACCCTGTTAGAGCATGGTTGTTATCATCAACTGCTCGATCAATACTATCTTAATGAAGAACCGCTTCCATTAGATATAGACAAAATATTTCGATTACTTTCAGCGAGGACACAAGATGAAAAGAGTGCTATTAAAAATGTGCTTAAAGATTTCTTTATTGAAACTGAAGCTGGTTTTATTCAAAGACGGGCTGATGATGAGATTAAATTCTATCATGATAGGGTAGACCAAGCTGCAAAGGCAGGCCGTATAAGTGCCGAGAAACGGGCGAATTCCAACGAGCGTTCAACGGGCGTTCAACGGATGTTCAACCAACTAATAACTAATAACAAAGAACCAATAACTAATAACAATATAGATATATTGTCCGATTTTGATATATTTTGGCAAGAGTATCCAAAAAAAGTCGGCAAAGAAGCAGCAAGAAAATCTTGGAATAAGATAAGACCTAATTTACAAGATGTTCTTAAAACTTTAGCTTGGCAGAAAACTAGCAAGCAATGGTTTGAGAAGGGTGGACAGTTTATTCCAAATGCTAGCACTTATTTAAACCAGCATAGATTCTTGGATGAGCCGTCTGTATCAGCAACATTTTAGGAAAGAAGATGATCAATGAAGTCTTATGTTTATCAGCTCTTATGTGGGGCGAAGCAAGGGGTGAAGGCAATATGGGTATGGTTGCAGCAGCTTATACTGCAATTAACCGCAAAGCCGATCCAAATTATCCGAAAACTATTTGTGAAGTAATTAGGCAACCAAAGCAATACCAATTTTTGGATTATGGTATGCCTACACAAACACAGATAGCTTATTTAGAACCGCTTGCAAAAGCAATTTTAGAAAAAAGGATAAGTGATCCAACAAGGGGCGCAAAATGGTTTCATACTAAAAATATAAAACCATATTGGGCTAAAGATAAAACGATTAAATTATTATACAATAATCATATATT